AGAAGAACAGCCAGAACCACAAAAAGAAAAAGATCAAGAAGAAGAGCAAGAACCAGAGAAACCATCAAAGCCTAAGGTATCAGAGAAAGAAAAAGCTGCCACAAAAATTGTAAAGAAGATTGACGATAAAGCTAGATATGATGATGCTGCACAAATGAAAACATTAATAGTCATGCAAATATTAGGTAATACTAAAACATTCTTTGACACTCAATCTATTATTTTAGATACAAACGTTGAACAATATTTAAACAAGACAATAGAAGATGAGTATGGTATTTTGTTTAATATGGCACAAGACGATATGATGATGGAGATGATAAATGGCCAGTATTGAGTATTCGGGTCTTAAGGTATCTGGAGGTAAAATATTTGCTATCTTTACCTTGTTAGGTGCACTTGGTGGAGCTGCATGGACTGGCTTTACTTTCTATCAGGACTACCTTGATATGAAGGAGAAGATAACTCTTTATACTGAGCCGGACCTATCGAGCTATGATGAAGGTATGGCTGTATTAAAATCAGAAATTGATATGATATTAGATGAAATTACACTTGTAGCTGATGTTGCTAAAGATCTTAAAAATGATATGAAGGCAGATCTTCGTCAAATGAATGGCGACATACGACATATAACAGAGATTGTAAATGATGTTGAAGATAGACAAAAAGAAGATACTAGAGAATTATTAGAAGAAATGAAACTTCTTGAAGAAAGTCTTGACTTAAAGATCAATAAGGCTTTAAATAATCCACTAAGTGGTATGTCCGCTAAATCAAAATAGGAGGTTATTATGTGCGATTGTAAAACAGACGAGGATTGCAAATGTCGATTAAGATAGAGATGAAGACAGTTTTGCCTTATGTTGTGCTGATTGCAACGGTTGGCATGACATGGGGTATGTGGTCTGAACGTCTTAATGCAGTAGAAAAGAAGGCAGATACTGTATCACAAATGCAACAGGACATTGCTGTAATTAAATCTAAAATTATTCAGATGGATGACAAGATGGCTTGGATTGAAGAATTTTTAATTAAGACAACTGACTTTTAATGGCTATTTCAAGAGCACAAATGAGACAACAGGTATCTAAGCCTGGTATGAAAAAAATTAAAAAAGTAGCCACTGCGCTACGCAAAGCATCAAAGAAACACGCCGGACAAGCAAAAAAACTTCAAGGTATAATAGGTGTAGCAAAAAAGAATAAAAAAGGTAAAATAAAAACATGACAAAACTATGTCCAAGAGGTAAAGCAGCGGCTAAGCGGAAATTTTCCGTCTATCCCAGCGCATACGCTAATGCCTATGCTTCTAAAATCTGTGCTGGTAAGATTAAAGATCCAAGTGGCACAAAACGTAAAGATTTTAAGGGCCCAAAAAAAGCTATGGGAGGGTCTATATCTCAACAAAGAAAAGCTGTCTCTGCTCAACGCATGGCAAAAGGAGGCGACCCAAGAAAAGGGAAGCCAAGCAAAATAGTAGCTGCCGGTTGTGGTATGGTTGATAAGAAAAGAAGAAAAAAGACCAAACTATATACTAAAGCTGCCTAGGAGGTAATCATGTTCGATTCAATTAAAAGTAAATGGAACGCTCTAAACAAAAAAGGTAAGATAATTGCCGTTGCTGTTGGAGTTGTTGCAATATACGCATTATCACAGATAGTATAAAATGTCTGGCCACAAAGGATTAGCGAAGTGGTTCAAACAGGATTGGAGAGACATAGGCTCTCGAAAAAAGGATGGCAGCTTCGCTAAGTGTGGCAGATCCAAACAAAAAAAAGACGCAAAACGTAAGTATCCTAAGTGTGTCCCCGCCTCAAAAGCAAGAGCAATGTCTAAGGGACAAATCAAATCAGCAGTATCTAGAAAAAGATCAGCAGGTAATGTTGGTCCTAAACCGACTAACGTTAAAACAATTGTCAAGAAAAAAACTCGCACAAAAAATAAAAGATGATGTAATTAATTGGTCCAAGAATGTCTTGGAGCCAATGAATAAGCATTTAGGTTTTCCTGCATGTCCTTTTGCAGCTAAATGGCGAAGAGATAACAAACTTAGAATTGAAGTAAGACCTGATAAAACTAAATATGAGAAGCATTTGACATCTTTACTTAAGGATTGGAATAAGAAACAGCATGATATAATAATATTTTGTGATCCTTATTGGGATCAATACGACAATGAACAATTTCAAGATAAGATAGATTTTTACAATAAAACTTACAATAAAAGAGATGTTTACTTTATGGGATTTCATCCTACCAACCCCGCTACAGTAGATGAACAAGAGTTTCTAGTAAATCCTACAGATGATTGTGATTGGGAGCCTGAATATCAATACAGTATGATGTTAATACAAAAGTATAAACAGCTATATGAAGCAAGTTGCAAACTACATAAGATAGGGTATTATAAAAATTGGCCAGCCGAGTATTACGACGATGTCGTAAAAACAAGGCAAGAGGACTACGAAAAACTTTTTAAAAAGGAGAAACGACATGATGGGAATGAAAAAACAAGCCATGAAACGAGGCGGTAAGCCCGTAGCTATGAAACGTGGCGGTAAAGCTAAAAAACAAGCTATGAAGAAAAAAAAGAAGAAGAAGTAATAAATGGCTACCTCGGGAACTACTGCTTTTGATTTGAGTATAGATAGACTTATTGAACGTGCTTACGCAAGATGTGGCACACAAATAAGAACAGGATATGAATTATCTGCTGCAAGAGATAATTTAAATCTTCTATTTTCTGAGTGGGGCAACCGAGGTATACACCTTTGGAAAGTAAAAAATCACACATTAACATTGACGGCAGGAACAACAGAATATACAGCGCCGTCAGATGCATCTGATATTTTAGAAGTAGTCTTTAGAAGTGCAGACGATAATACTGATACAAGCATGACTAAAATATCAAGATCAGAATATGAAAATTTGCCAAACAAAAATTCACAAGGCACACCTAGTCAATATTATGTAAGAAGAGATTTATCATCTGTAAAGATTAAACTATTTCTAACACCTGACACAACAGGTACAAAAATTAATTTTTTCTACGTGGGTAGAATTGAAGATGTGGGAGTTTACACTAATACAGCAGATGCTCCTTTTAGATTTTTACCTTGCTTAGTATCTGGTTTAGCTTATTACACAGCTCAAGAGGTAGCTCCTCAACTTTCACAAGAACTAGAAAGAAGATATGAAGCAGAGTTACAAAGAGCTTTAACAGAAGATAGTCAATCAACCTCTGTCAATATTGTGCCACAGAATTTTTATCCGTCGGGGTAAAAAATGGCATATGCATCTGGAAAATTTTCAAGAGCGGTATGTGATCGTTGTGGTCAAGAATATAAATACCAACAATTAAAAAAAGAATGGAATGGACTTTTTGTTTGTCCAGAATGCTACGAGCCAAAGCACCCACAACTAGATCCCCCATATCATCCACCAGATCCTGAAGCATTACAAGATCCAAGAGTGGAGTCTAACAAAATTTTAAAAGATGATAGTCCTACAGGACCAAACGATGCAACGTTTGATACATTTTCACAACCCATGCCTATAACAGTTTTTTTGGGTGAGCCGGGTGACAGTGCGTTTCTAACCACAAGGCAAAGCACATCTCCTACTGATGGTTCAAATCCTACAGATTCAAATAGTATGTTACCTCAAACACCACATAAAAAATTAATTGTAAAATCATCACAGGGCACGGTTACTGTATCTACAGCTAGTACAACCACATATACAGTGACGGTTGCTAGTAAAACAGGTGGAGGTAATGCTTTCTATATAGATGGTGTTGAGGCACCTGTATTAACACTCAATGAAGGTGACTCATACATATTTAATTTAAGTGATAACACAGTTAGCTCACATCCTTTTTATTTAAGCACAACATCAGATGGTAGCCATAATTCAGGGTCAGTTTATACATCTGGCGTAACTTTCAAGATTAATGGGTCCTCTGTATCACAATCGGCTTACGCTAGTGGATACTCTAGTGCAACTACAAGAGCATTAGAAATTACGGTAGCAATTGGAGCTCCAACACTATATTATTATTGTAGTAGTCATCCAGGTATGGGTAACTCAATAAACACACCATGAACTATAGCGAATTATTAGACAATGTTAGAAACTACACAGAGGTAGGATCAGAGGTTCTATCTAATAGTGTTATTAATGTGTTTATAACTAACACTGAAGATAAAATACAAAAACAATTAGATTTAGATGCTTTTAGAAAGTTTGCTACATCATCTTTAACAATTGGCAGTCCTTTTTTAACTGTTCCAGATGATTTTGACTTTGAAAGAGGTGTACAAGTTGTTGATGGTAATTCAGACAGAACTTGGCTTGAGCAAAGAGATACAACTTTTATTGACGAATATAATCTTGATAGAGCTAACAATACAGGCACTCCTAGATACTATGCTAACTGGGACCAAGACACCTTGATATTAGCACCTACACCTAATGCAGCTATAACAGTTGAACTCTGGTATAACAGAACACCCGAAAGACTTGGTGATGGTACATCAGGAACAACTACAACCACATATCTATCTAATACTGCATCATCAATTTTAATTTTTGGTGTTGTGTCGGAGGCTTTTTCTTACTTGAAAAATCCTACATATGTGCAATTATACGATCAAAAGTACAATCAAGCTGTACAAGGTTTATCTACAACCCAAATGGGTAGAAAACGTAGAGACGAATACGCAGAT